TCGCCATAGTCGACGAGAGCGTGCTCCTCGACCGGATCAAGCTGGCCGGGTTCGAGCTGCGGGGCGACAAGCCATGACCCTTGTCGCCCACCTTGACATCGAAACGCGCTCGACTTGCGACCTCAAAACCGCAGGGCTTTACCGCTACTTCGAGGACCCGGAGACGGAAGTTCTCGTCGTGCGGTGGCGCATCGGCGACGGGCCGGTCGAGGAGTTCCACCCGAAGGCCAAGCCTCTGCCCGGCAACCCGTTGCGCCTGTTCCTCGAAGCTGGCGGCATCGTTACCGGCCACAATATCGCGTTTGACCGCGAAGGTTGGAACCGCCGTATCGCGGGCTACGGCTGGCCAGAGATCGCGATTGAGCAGACAGACTGCACGATGGCGCGGTGCGCAGCGCTGTCGCTGCCGCAGTCGCTGGAGCAGGCGGGCAAGGCGCTCGGCCTCAAAATACAGAAGGATGCCGAGGGCCATCGCCTGATGATGCGGATGTGCAAGCCGAAGAAGGTTCACCCTGATGGCAGCGTCGAGTGGAACGAAACACCCGAGCAGCTCGCCCGCCTGTCCGAATACTGCGCGCAAGACGTGCTGGCTGAATGCGCGATCGACGCTGCGGTGCCCCAGCTTTCCCCTTCGGAGAAGCGCCTGTGGGTGCTCGACCAGAAGATCAACGCGCGCGGCGTGCAGCTTGATATGCCGATGGTCGACAAGGCGCTGGCCGTGGCTGAGCGCGCGGCACTCGCGGCGTCAGAGCAGATTTACGACCTGACAGGCGGCGCGGTGCAGCGCACGACGGAAACCGCAAAGATCGTCAAGTGGCTGAACGCCCGGGGTATCCCCGCAGAGAGTATCGCCAAGGGCGAGCAGGACGAGCTGCTGGTGCGCGCCGACCTGTTCGACGACCCCCTCGCCCGCCAAGTCATCGAACTGCGTCGGGCCAGTGCCAAGTCTTCTGTGGCCAAGTATCGCGCCATGCAGCGGTCAGTCTGCAAGGACGGCAGAGTGCGCGGCACGCTGAACTTCCACGGGGCCAGCACGGGGCGTTGGGCGGGCCGCCTGATCCAGCCGCAGAACCTCCCGCGCATCGGTGATGCAGGGCCAGACGTCGAGGAACTGCACGCAATCCTTGCGGCTTACGACGCGGACGAGGCGTTCGCGGCGTGCCAGTTGAACTTCGAGAACCCCCTCGACATTCTCTCCAAGGCGCTGCGGTCTATGCTGATCGCCAAGTCCGGCCACGAGCTGATCGGCGGGGACTACTCGAACATCGAAGGCCGCGTGAACGCATGGCTGGCCGGCGAAGACTGGAAAGTGCAGGCGTTTGCGGACTTCGACGCAGGGATCGGCAGCGACCTTTACGTGCTGGCCTATGCCAAGGCGTTCCACGTCTCTACCGAAGCGGTAGACAAAAATCTGCGCCAGCAGGGCAAGGTCATGGAATTGGCGCTCGGCTACCAAGGGGGCGTGCGCGCCTTTCAGAAGATGGCCGCCGGCTACGGCATGGTCGTCAGCGACGAACGCGCGGACGAGTTGAAGGCGGCATGGCGCGAGGCGCACCCGGCGATCGTGAAAAGCTGGTACGCGCTGCAAGACGCCGCGATCAACGCCGTGCGGAACCCGGGCATGAAGGTGCCCTGCCTCGACGGCAAGATCATCTACTTGGTCAAGAACAACATCCTGTGGTGCAGGCTGCCAAGCGGCAGGCCTCTCGCCTACGTGGCGCCGCACATCGAGCAGGGCAAATGCAAAGCGTGCGGCGGGACTGGCGACCTGTTCGACAAAGAGGCTGACGCCTTTGCCGATCCGCGCGAAGACTGCCCCGAGTGCTGGGGCCGGGGCGAGGTCAAGGCGCGGGTCTGCTTCTACGGCCAGAACTCGGCGACGAAGAAGTGGCAGAAGAACAGCCTCTATGGGGGCTTGCAGTGCGAGAACGTCGTGCAGGCCATCGCCCGCGATATTCTGGCCGAAGGTATGTTCAGGTTGGAGGACGCGGGCTATCCGTTGGTGCTGACCGTCCACGACGAAAACATCTGCGAAGTGCCCGAGGGCTTCGGAAGCCCCGAGGAACTGGCAGAATTGATGTCAATCGTACCGACTTGGGCAGAAGGTCTGCCCGTGGCGGTGAGTGCTTGGAAGGATGCTCGATATGTCAAGTAAAGACCCGACGTTCCCGGAGTTGTCCCAGTTGGCGCGCGCCAACCCCGCTCGGCTTGATTTGTTTGCCGCAGCGGCGCTTACCGGGTTGCTTTCCCGGTTGAGCGAGGAAGATTATGTGGGGCTAGCGGAGCATAATTGGGACTGTCTGACCGACTTAGCGGTCAGCATAGCCGACGATATGCTGTGGAGTATTCAGTCCCATGTTGAATAAGCCACGGCCCCGCGCCCACCAGCGCCTCTACGACCTGCTCGACGCCGAAGGCCACGCGCACGTCTTCGACGTCTACAAAGCCGTACGCGGCAGACAATACTCTGACGGGGACGCGACGAAATGCATGAGGAATATCGGGGCGCTGGTTGCGCAGTTCAACAAGCGCAGCAACGACTGCATGGTGGTGCCGGGGCCGGAGGTATACACATACCGGCTGCACCGGGGATGATGGTCGATCACGCCTTGGCGGCGGCGCGCCGTGGCTTCCGGGTGTTCCCGTGCCAACCGCTGACCAAAGACCCTATGCGGGGCTTCCGCTGGAAGCGGGACGCGACGCAGGACGAGGCGACGATCCGCGCGCTGTGGACGGAAACGCCAGACGCGAACATCGGCGCCGTCGCTGACGGCATGATTATCGTCGACGAGGACAACAAGAACAACAAGCCGGGCGCGCTTGAGTTCGAGATGCTCGACATCAACGACGCGACCTATACGGTCGCGACCCCGAACGACGGCCTGCATCACTACTACGCCTACGCGGGGTTGGTCAGCCAGCGCGCGATCGGCCAAGGGCTTGACGTGCGCGCCAGTGGTAAGGGCTATGTCATAGCGCCCGGCTCAAAGCTGCCGAGCGGCGAATATGTGGTCGCCAAGGACCTGCCGCTGCTGCCCGCTCCGCCTGAACTGGTGGCGATCTGCGGCCAGCCGCGCGACCCGGCCAAAGACCCGCGCGTTGCCGTCGTCGAACTGGACACCGAGGCAAACGTCCAGCGGGTGATCGAATACCTGCTGCACTTCGCGCCGCCGGCGACCGAAGGCGAGCGCGGGGACGACCAGACATACCTCGTCGCGTGCCGGGCGAAAGACCTTGGCGTCAGCGAGCCTGTGGCCTTGGACCTCATGCTTGAGCACTACAACGACAGGTGCTCGCCGCCGTGGGAGTGCGAGGAGTTGGAACTCAAGGTGGCCTCGGCATATACTCATGGCCAGAACCCGCCGGGGTCGGACACGCCCGAGTACCACTTCGCCGGTGTCGAGATACCCGAGCCTGAATACCGCCCGCGCCTGCGCGGCAAGGCGATCCGCGCGGGCGACGACATCGACTTCGACCAAGAGTGGCTGCTGTTCGAGCGCCTGCCCCAAGTCGGGACTGCGATGGTCGTCGCGCCGTCGGGCGCGGGCAAGACCTTCCTCGCTTACGAACTGGCCCGCTGCCTCGCCACCGGCGACAAGTTCTTCGGCACCGAGCCCGACGACAAGTGCGGCGCGGTGATCCTCGCGGGCGAAGGGCTGGCCGGCGTTCCGGCGCGCATGAAGACGCTGGGGCGCTTGCCGATCTCGACGATCCCCACAGGCCAGTTGGGCGACAAGGCCAATGTCAAGGCGCTGGTGGCGGACATCGAGGCCGAGCGGGACTGGATGAAAGAGAAGCACGGCGTGCGGCTGGGGCTGATCGTGATCGACACGCTGACCGCTGTTGGGCTGTTACAGGACGAGAACAACAACAGCGAGTGCGGCGCGGCGGTCAAGGCGCTGGAAGCCTTGGCGCTGCGGTTCAACTGCATGGTGCTGGTCAACCACCACCCGCCCAAGAACGGCACCGGGGCGCGCGGCGGCGGGGCGCTGCACGCGGGGTTCGACGTCGTGCTCGAAGTGGCGCACGAGAAGGGCCAAGAAGTTCGTTACGTCGAGTGTACCAAGGCGCGCGAAGGCCGCGTCGGCGCTTGGGGCAGTTTCACCCTGATCTCGATTGTCGTTGGCTTCGACCGGCGCGGGCGGGCGCGGACCACCTGCGAAGTGTCAATGGGTTCCGAGCCGCGCGTCATCACCGGCAAGCAGCCGCCGAAGTTCGACGCCTTCGAGGCGGCGATCGAGACAGCGCGGGTCACAGACGACGTGCCCAAAGGCCAGCCCGTGAAACGTGCCTCGGTGCAGACGGCCTTTGGCGAACTGGCGCATATCTCTGACCGGGGCAACAGGTCCAAGGCGTTCAACAAGTGTCTGGACTTCGCCGCTGCGGCGGGCCGGGTGCGCGTGGTTCGGGGCGCCAACGACGAGCAGTTTATCAACGACGTGAAGGAGGAACCATGACTGACACCAACCAAGCCGAACTGATTGAGCGGATCGCGCGGGCTATTGTGGAGGCTGGTTACAACCCCGCCACCGCCCATGCAATCGCCGGTGTGACACGCCCATTCCTCACCGCCGAGCGCGAGGCTGGGCGCGTGGAGGGTGCTAGGGCTATGAAGCTGCGCGCCGTTCAAACGGCGCACGCATACGGGCTAGAAAACCTAAGAACGGGTCTTGGGTTGGAGCCACTTAAAGCCCTCGACCCCGCCGAAATCGTGAAGGGAATTGGAAATGGCTAGCCTAAAACCATGCCCGAACGTCTGGCATGAAAGTCCAGCGTCAGGCGCTGCGCGTCATCGTAGACAAACTGGCCCGTATTCTCAACGGCGACCCGGACTACATTGATAGTTGGCATGATCTGTGCGGGTACGCTACGCTAGTTGAGCAAAGGCTGAGAAAGCAGCAAGGATGATTTCTTACTCTGAGGCTAAGAACGCTGGGGGCAAGCACTACTTTACTGGGGCGCCGTGTGTTCGGGGGCACACGGCACCGAGGTTTGTAAGCACCCGAGCCTGCGTGGAGTGCCTGTCCGCTAAGAAAGCCGCCTATCGGGCCACTCCCGGCGGCAAAGCGGCCACGGCGGCGTATGACGCCGCTTACCGGCGCAAGCACCTAGAACTCCTGCGCGATAAGAGGCTCGCCGCGTACTCTGACCGCCGCGAAGTGCTGGTCGAACGCAGCCGGACGTGGAAACACGCCAACCGGGAACGGGTCGCGGCTTACGGTTCCGCCTACAAGAAAGCGCGCCCCGCAGAGAACGCAGCGCGGGCCGCGCGCTACAAAGCTGCGAAGGCCCAAGCTACTCCGCCATGGGCGGACTACGCAGCTATCGCGGCGGTTTACGAAGAGGCTGCGTTCCTGACCGACCTTACGGGCGAGCGGTACGAAGTGGACCACTACTACCCCTTGGCGGGGAAGACTTGCTGTGGTTTGCACGTTCACCAGAACTTGCGCGCTATCCCCGAGCGGGACAACCGGCGAAAATATAACAAAGTTCCTAGCTGAATAACTCCGCAGCGACAGGATCAGGCCGGTTCATCTCTTCGAGAAGCTGGCCGATCCGGTCGTTGTTCTTTCGCCGCAGCGCGCCGTCATTGACCCGCGTCGTGGCCGTCAGCACTGACGACATGATCGCCGTCTTGGTGGACAGCAGCTTCGGGAAGTTCTTGTCCATCGGGTCGAGGCCCATCTCCAAGACTTCCTTGGCGTGGGCCAGCGCCAGCGACAGCAGCGCGTCGAACGCCTCGGGCTTTTCGCCGGCTAGAATTGCAAGCCCGTCGCGTAGCCCAAGGATTGAATCGTCGGAAGCTGCTTCTTGAGCCGCTGCCCGATGTCGGGCCGCCAGAACGGGCTGTTCGGCACTGACAGGTTTTCGATCAGCCGGTAGGCCCTTCCGCGCGCTTCGCGCACTGTTCGCCCTAGCCCGCTCGCCACCAGCAGATAGTCTCCGGCTGTCACCAGACATGGCAGTTCCACCACCTTCCCGTTCACGTCGTGCGGCGCCTTGCCCTGTTGCAGTTCGCAAGGGTGCAGGTGCTTTTTCATCGACGGCTTGATCCCGTAGATCGGAATGCCCATGCAGTCCTTGCGCGTGTTCTGGCTGTAGGGGAAGTCCGGCATCGCCATCAGCACCCCCACGGCCAAGGTGTCGAGCACGAAGGGCTTCGCGTCGCGCCCTTCCGACAGATCGATCAGCCACTCTGCGGGGTCCTTTCCTTCTGCCAGCATCCCCATTTGGATGTTGAACGTCGGCCAGCCGGGCCGCATGGTGAACTCCAAGGGCCACGGTGTCCCGTCTTCGTCGATGATGCAGTTCACGTCAACATAGCCGACGTAGTCCGCGCGATGCAGGTCCTCCTCGAACGGCTTGAGCACCTTGTCCGCCAGCTTTGACTTGGCGACGGCGCGGACCACGGTGCCCATCTCGCCGGTGGCCGGGCCGGTGTCGCCGGCCATCAGCTTCTTCTCTTCCCAATTCTCGTGCCAGCCAGCGATGAACCCGCCGGGGCCAAACCAGCCACCCACGGCCATCTCGACGCCCTGCACCCGCTCTTGCAGGATGAATGCGTCCTTGTGCCTGCTCTGCTTCTTCCAGCGTTCGAGCATGAACACCAGGTCAGCCGGGGACTTGCCCACGTAGGACAGGCTCTTGTCCTCCTCATCGCCACAGGGCTTGCACACGAAGGCGCGGCCCTCGCGCTTCACATAGGCGATCGCCGAATCGTAATCCGAGAACTGTTTGAAGTCTGGCACGGGGAGCTTGCGCTTCTTCATCAGGTTCTGGCCGAGCTGGCGGTCAGTCTCCCACGCTGCCGTCTCCGGCGTCGCGGCCACCACGGGGATGCCCATCTTGCGGTAGGGCTCGATGTCCCGGAGGTAGCGCACGTTGTCGGGCAGCATGATGAGGTCGGCCCACCGCGCCCACTCGCGCCAGTCGTTCACCTGCGCGCTCTGGCCTGTGAGCAGCCCCCTGCCGATGTTCATGGTCGCGCGCGCCGGGCGCACGAACCACTTGACCGTGTGGCCCGCGTCCTGACAGCGTAGGGCGAAATCGAGCATGAGGCCCGCGTTGTCTACGAGAAGGATTTTGATGAGGATTCTCCTGTAGACAAGCACGGGGTGTGCTGGCGCGAATGACTACGGCTTCTCAATTCGCCATCCTTGCTGCTTTGGCCGCGTCGCTGCGCGCCTTTGCTTTCGCCGCTGCGGCTTCGCGTTTTGCGGCCATGGCTTTGGCCGCGTCGGGGTCGCTGTCCGCTTCCCCGGCTTGCGAGATACCGAGCAGCGTTGCCCAGCCGGGAATGGCCGAACTCTTGTTGAGCCGCCCGGCTCCTTCTGTGGGGATCGGGCTGAAATGGCCCTTGAGGTATTCCCCGGTTCGGCCGGCCAGCGGCGCGTTGGGGGTGGGGTCCCCGAGGTCCCTGCCAGCCATCAGCGAGAGGCTGGCTGACGGAACGACGTTCAGTTTGCTGAACGTGTACCCTCCAACCGTCGGCGCCGTCGGATCGCCAGCCATCACTTTCTCCCACGTACGCCAGTCGATAGCGGCGTCGTTGCCGGCAGAGACGAAGCGGGCGCGCTCCGGCGCACCGTATCCGTTCTTGCCGCCGGTCTGCGGGCGCTCCAGGTCTCGGGCGGTCTGCGGGGGCGCTCCCTTCCCGAGATGGTGGAACAGTTGGGCGATAAGCTCGCCCTCGATATACCGGGAGGCCATCAGCGTGGCCAGCGCCTGCGTATGCTCGCCCATGCCCTCGCCGTGGACGAGCCGCCCCGGCAGGCTCTCCCGCGCAACCCCCCGCAGGCCGCCTTCTTTCCAGCCGTGAGCGCCTGAAATTTCCGCGACGCCTTTGCCCGCCGCTCGCAGGTTCCCCACCACCCACGAGGGGGCGAGCAGGAGCATACGGGCGAGCTGCTGGCTGCGGCGGCTGTCCATCAGCTTCTCCAGTGGTATCTCGCCGAGCATATCGTCTACCGCCGTGACTGACTTGCGGGCCTGCGCGTGCAGAGCATCTAGGCTGGCGCCGGGGTTGGCCGAGCGCCACGCTTCCATGCGCATCCGGTAGAGCGCCATCTTGTCGAGCGGGATAGCCTTCTCGAACACAAGGGCGTTGGCGTCGCGCAGCACCGCGTTCAACTGGCCGATGGTAAACTTGGCGGTGCCCAGCGCAGGGCCGCGCTCGCGCAATTCGCGAGCGTAGGCTCGTTTGGTCTCGTCGGCGAGGGCGTTGAAGGCGCCTTTGACCTTGCCCGCCCAAGGCTCTCCCGCCGCGCCGCGCGCCAAAGGCCCCGCAACGCCCGGAGACTTGCCGAGGTCGTAGTCCGGGGTGGCCCCCACCCGACCGCCAGCGGCCTCGAAAGCCCTGTCGATCTCGTCCATGTGCTCTGGCCCGGCGACGATCCGGTCTCTCATGGCCGCGCCGCCGCGCCACGGTAGGGCGTTGCGGGCGAAACTGGCGGGCGCGTCCTTGGCGTTGGCCCAGCCTTTGTAGCGCAGCAGGGCGTTAACCCCGGACATCATGCGGTCGGTGACGCCGATGGACAGGGTGTTCGCGCCGTGCGCCAAGGAGCTGCCCGCGAACTTGAGCATCTTGGTCGCGTCGGAAATCTTCTGCCCGACCGCGTAGGCGCGCCGCGTGGCCGGCGAGGTGCTGCCCTCGAAGCCTTGGGCCACCAGTCCGTTGATTTTGTTGGCGACAGGCTCAGGGGCGATGAGCGCCTTGCCCGGCCGGAAGTGGATCATGTCGGTGGGCTCGTCGTGCGTGGCATAGGCACCCGACCGAGCGTCAGCCGGCACGATCTCGCGCCAGCCTTTCGGCACCATCGCCTGCCCCTTGCGGGTCAGAGACACCTCCTTGGCGATGCCCTCTTCCTCCAGAGCCTTGATCGCCGCGCGCAGGCCGAGGTTGCGATAGGTGCGCTCAACGTAGTTGCTGACCGCCTCGACGGGGTGCTCAAACTTCGGCACCCGGCCATCGGCCACCGCCTCGGCTTGGGTCTCGTAGCTTTTGCGCTTGTACTGCGACCGGCTGCCCCCACGAGCCACGCCGGCGACCGAACCCTCTTTGCCCGCATCAAGGTAGGCTCCGGGGTAGTAGCCCTTGCGAAGCGGCGTCCCGGTGATCTCGTTCAGGTGCTTGCCTGTTTGGTCGAGGACTCCGCGCAGCGTGTCTGACGCTGCCGCGCGATTCGGCCCGATCCGGGAGGCGGCAGCCGCGCCCGCCCCACTGGCCTCCGGCGTCGCGTCGCGCTGGAGATGGGCCACGGTATCCCGGAGCGTGCCGGTCTCGTCCCCCTGAAACGCTTTGTACAGCGGCTCCAGTTTGTGGTGGGCGCGCAGCGCAGCGTTGCGCATCTGGTTGACCTGATCCTCGACGATGTGCCGGCCGCGCACCTCAGCGGGCAGCGCCGCCTTGGCCGCTTCGCCAGCCTCCCCGGCTCGGCTCGCGCCGCGCAGCAGCTTGCCGCCCACGCCGGCCAGCGGGGCCAAGTTGAGCGCCGTCCCGACCGGATGCTCCGCGAGCTGCTTCTTGAACTTGGAGATGCTGGTGTAGGGGTCGATCACCGCGCGCGCCGCCTCGGCGTTGCGCTTTTGCACCCCCGGCGACTCGGGCATACCGAACATGGTCCTCTTGCGGCCCGGAGCCACCCAATCATCGAACGTATCCGCCGCGCCTTGGGCCACACTGGCCGCGCCCAGCAGCGCGTCCATCGGGTGGGCCGCCGCGGAACCGACGCCCTTGACGATGCCCACCACATCGGCGGGGATGTTCTTGACCGCCGACTTCGCCGTGTCCAGCCAGCCGGGCTCGGCGGGCGCCGCGAACGGGTCGTGGGCCACGGGGGTGCCCCGCGAGGGTTTTGCAGGCGCCGCGAACGGGTCGTAGCTGACCGGGGTTCCGAAGTCTTGCGCTGACGGCGTGGCTTCGATGTGGAGGTGCGGCGCGGTTGAGTGCGCGGCGCCCGTGCCCTCGGCCAGCACCTTGTAGCCCCGGGGGCCGAAGGTCTTCTCCAGTCGGACGCGTGCCTGCTCTAGCGTTTCCCCGGGGGCGACGCTGAAGTCTCTGGCGTTGTCGGTGAGGTGGGCGCTGTCGGGCACCCCGCCGACTTGGGCGTTGCGCGCCGCCGTGCGCTCACGGCCTGTAACGCTGAGCGAAGGATCAAGGCTGAGGGCTTCCCGCTCAATCTCCGAGCCATAGCGGCCTTGTGGGAGTGCGGGCGAAGCAGCACGGAGCTTCGTCTGCGCTGCCCCAGAAGCCGGAGCGGCGAAGGGGTCGTAGCTGACCGGCACACCCCGAGACGCCCGTGCGGGCGCCGCGAATGGGTCGTAGCTGACCGGGGTGGGCACGATCAGTCAAGCCGGAGATAGGGGTGGGTCTTCTTGTCCGGCCCCGTGTTGGGTTTATACCAGTGACCGTCGGGGGCTTTCTTCCCGCCCTGCGCTGCGAAGTTCTGCCCCCCTGCGGGGGCCGGAGCCTGCCCGCCGCCAGCCGGGGAGCCGTCGCCCATAATGCTGTCGGCCTCGTCGCCGACGCCGCCCACCTGCGCGTCCGACTTGAACGAGCCGAGAAGCGCCGACGTAACCTTGGCCTTCGCCGCGATCAGCGCGTTGCGCTCGGCGCCCTTGGCGCGCGCGATCTCGCGGTCCAGCGCGGCGGCGGCGGCGGTGTTCGCGCGATCCTGCATCGCCGTGTCGTGGCCTTTCGCGGCGGTGGCGCGCTCAGCGATGCCCGCGTAGCCTTCGTCGATCCTGCCTTGGGCCAGAGCGTCCATCCGCCCGAAGTGCGCCTCGTCTATCTGGTTCTTCTCTTCGCGGGTGCTGGCGTTCTGCCGGGCGATCTGCCAACGCTGTTCTTCCGACGCGATGCGCTGCTGCAGCGCCTGCTGCTTGACCTGTAGGTTCAGCATCCCCATCTGCGCGGTCATCGCCGCCTTGGTCAGCGGCGCCACCCCCTTGATGTCGTCGATCTGCTGCCGCACCGCAGCCATCAGCGTCGTGTTGCTGATCCCCGGGTTGGCGGCCTTCGTGCTTCGGATCAGATACCCCAAGCTCTGCTGGCCTGCCTTAACCGGGTCGTCCATGCCCGCAGCGTCAGGCTGCGCGGTGCTGGACAGGTTGGGGTCGGGATGCGCCTGCGCTGGTTGCGGCTGCTGCTGCTGCTGCTGCGCCGGCCCCCCGGGCATGGGAGCGCCTTGCACGGGAGCGCCCAGCCCTTGTGGGCTGAACGCCTGCGCGAACGACGCGCCTGCGGGCACCGGCCCGGTCGGAACCTGCGGTGGCTGGCCCGGGGAGGACTGCGCCGCCCCGCCGCCAGTCAAAGCGGCAAGGCCGGCGGCCACCTGCGGCGGGAGGCCCGTCGGAGCAGCCGGCTGCGGGTCGCCCCCCTGATCGGCCATCGCGGTGTTGACGGTCGCGCCAGCGGCCTTCCTCGCCTGCATCTGCGCGATCATCTCGCCAAGGCTACTGAGGCCGGGGCGAAGATTGTCCGCGAAAGACTGAAGGGTTCCTAGTGGCATGGCGTTACCTCACAAAGCCGCGAACGCGGCATAATCCCCCGCCGCCGTGCCTGCGTCACTGAGAAGCGAACCGAGGCCGCCGAGCAAGCCACCGGACGAATTGTTGATCTTCGTCGCCTGATCCTGCAACTGCGTCGCGTTCTGGCCGATGCTCATGTACGTGCCGTATCCGCCGACGTCCGTGGCGAGCGGCGCCGACGCCTGGCCCATGCCGCTGACGAGATTGGACAGCGCGCTCATAATCGCGGACTGGTTGGCGTTGGACTGCTGCGCGGGCGCGGCGGCGCTGTTGGCCATCTGGGTCGCGCCCGAAGACGCGAGGCTGTTGCTGCTGCCGAACAGCGACGCCAGCGCGGCGATCGCCTGCTGCTGCTTCGACGCCTGACCCGCCTGCCAGTTCGTGTTGAAGTTCGCCGTGGCGTCGCCCTGCATCCCGGCGGCGAATGGCGATCCGGCCACTCCCGCCTGCGACGAGGCGATCGACTGCGCGTCCTGCGCGCTCTTGAGCTGGTTGTTGTACATCGCGGAGGTCGGATCGAAGCCGCTGGCGATGATCGACGGGGCCATGCCGTTCAGCGTCGAGGCGTTGTTCATGCTCGTCTGGCCCGCACCGTAGCCCGCAGCGGAAGCGGCGTTGACGCCAGTCTGCGCTGGCGCGGCATAAGGGTTGTTCGCCACCGCGTTGTAGGTGTTGTTGAACCCGGTATTGGCGGTGTCGTAGGTGCCTTGGTTGCCAGCCGTGAGGTTGTTCAGCGTCGAGGTGTAAGACGCATCGGCGCCGGCCTGGTTGGCCGGGGTGTATGCCATTGGTGCCGACGATCCGCCCATCTTTGCCTCACAGAAGTTTGCAGTAAAGGTTCTCGAAGTGCTTGTAGCCCAAGACAGAGAGCAAGTCACCTACGGTGTGCTTGCCGCCGATCGGGGCCAGTTTCGTGTGGTATATGACCTTCACGACGCCCATCGGCTTGAGCAGCGCCTCGGTGCCCTTGACCAGTCGCACGCCCGCTGTACCGCGCTGTTCCGGGTCGACGTAGATGACATCGTTCACCGCGTGCAGCGTCGAACGGTAGTGGATGTGCGGGTGGACGCACATAGAGTTGTAACCGATCAGCCTGCCGTCCCTGCGCAGCGCGGCGGTCCAGAGTATCTTGTCGCGCTCAAGCTGGCGGGCGCGATCCCAATCCGGGTCGAGGGGGATGCGCTCGCGGTCCATCGCCACTTCCTGCCAGTGCTTGAACAGCAGTTCCTCGACGCCCTCGTCGAGCAGCCTGCCTATCGGCTCCCAAGCGAGCGAGAGAGTCATGCGCGGGCTTAAGCCCACACCCCCAACACGGCCTGCCCGTTAACCGCATCGACGGTCACGCTAGCGGGCAACGCCATGGTATCCGACACAGACGGGTCATTGATCGAGAGATAGAAACATCCCGCAACACCCTTCGCCGGGGTCGTCGCGGTGCTGCCATCGGGGGCCGTAAAGGTCTGCTCGGGCACGGCAGGCAGTGGCCCCAGCGCGTTGGGGTAAACCATCACCGGCACGTTGCCCACCACCTTAATAAGCATGGCGGCGAGCGAGGCTTCGGATTGCGAGGAAAGATAGATAACGGCCATTGTCAAAATCCTTGCAGTTTGGGGCCGACATATTGCGCAGCATAAAGTGCCTGTGTTTGCAGGTGGCCAAACAGCGAGTTAGCCCCGCTGCCCGACTGGCCCATCTGGATCGCGGTCGAGTTGTTAAACCCGCCAGAGTAACTGGCGTTCGTCACAGGCGTTGCCCGATTGAGCGAGACAGCCAGACCCGCAGGCCCCCAGCTGACGGAGGCCTTGAACACGACGCCGGGCGTGACAGTGCCCACGCTGGTTGCCGTATTGGTTCCATCAGTGATGGCGACATTGCCGCCACTGGTGACATAGGCGAGGTATTTACCCGCAGCGGTAGAAGCCAGCACCTGCGTAAGCCCCGTGCCTTCCACGCTGGCCGTGATGACCATTGTGCCCTGCGTGCCGATGCTAGGGGCGGTGAGGTAAAGTATATCGACCGCGCGGGTGGCCGCCGCGCTTGTAGTGGTGATTGGGGTGGTCGAAAACGCTCCGGCCTCGCATTGGTAATTCCAGAAGTATATATACTGCCCGGTGCCGGTGTAAGCCGCGCCCCCCGCGCGCGAGGCCGTGTTGGTGTTGTTCGTGAAAAGCAGGCTCATCGGGGCAGTGCCCCCGGTCACGGTCGTCGCAACGAGGGTGATATAGTACCAGCCGCCGCCTAGTGAGGCTATGTAGGGAGTGCAGCCAGATGAAAGACCTACGGCCCCGGTGGTCAGATTGAAGTTGGCCCACGCGGTGCTGGGTACGTTTCCGGTCATCTGTATCCACGAGGCTGTGCCCGCCTTGACCACAAATCCATGGGCATACTGTGTTGTCGCAGCAACGGTCAGGCCGTTGCTGATGTAGTGGTAGTTGAGGCTAGTGTCCTCTGCCACCTTCCACCCGGACAGATTGCCGTCAGGCCCTGTGGTCTGTGCCGAGGTCACCGTAGCCGCAATTTTTGACCATGCCGCGTTGTTGGACGGGTCTTGCGAGTAGGGGGCTACGTTCGTCGCCTGCCCCTCGACCAGAAAACCCATCGGCGTTCCGATGCTGGTGGGCGAATAGTCGAAGCGGGGGGCGTTGTTTGCCGCAGACGCTAGATTACCCGCCGCATTGGTATAGGACGCGCTAGACGCCCGCGAGAAGGTAATGCGCGGATCAAGCGTCGTGCTGGTCAGGAAGTTGAGCGAGAGGGACGCCAGCGGGCCGCCGGCGGACCTACGGTTATGCCGCCCGAGCCCCCGGCGCATTTCAGACCCCCGCGCCGACCGATAGGATCAGCTCGCCGCCTGCGGTCTCTGCAATATACGCCAGCGTCCCGCCCGGTTGCGGAACGGCGAATACCTGTGTGGTCCCCGGAGCGACGGCGATCACGCCTGCCGTCCACGTCCCCCCCGTGGGGACCGCGACAGCCGCCCCCCATGCGAGGTAGACGGTGTTCGTCCCGCCGTTGTAGACCTGCATCGCGCCGCCCCCGCCGGGCACACTGGTCGTCTGCGAAGACGTGGTCGATGTTAGAACGACGGTGCTTGAAGGCGCAAAAGATTCAAAGGCCATTGGGGTCTCCTGCGGCTAGTGCCAGTTCCAGAACGAGTTGGTGCGCCGAGTTGGGCGCGTTGAAGTTGCTGCGCGATGACGGCGCACGAAGGTCAACAGCGGTGGCCACCCACGGTAGGGGGGCGATCGCCTCGTTGCCCGAGTAAATCCGGAACCCCGGCGCGGGTGCGAGCAGAGCCTCGACCCGCATCAGACCCTCGATCACCTCCTCTCGACCCCATGCCTCGTACCCGTCCGGGTCAAAGGCGACGATGTAAGCGTTCAACAGCTCGGGCGCGCTGGGAAGTTCTGCCAAGCGACGCTCGACCCGCTGCAAAAACGCCTGCGCGCTAGTCCACGCCTCAAGGGTTTCCGACCGCTCCTTGTCGCGCAGCAGGTCGAGATACCGAACCCCGGTGTGCCGGGAGTTCGTGCTCTCGACCAGTGCGCGCTTATGCTTCCCAACATAGGAAGCAAACAGGTTGGCGAGATCGTAAAACCCAACCGGCGTGAAGGCGCTCACGCAACCCGGCCCCCGGGCACCTGAACCTTCGGCGCCGGATCGGTGCGGCCGATTTCGCCAGCGCCCATCTTGGTTGCCATCTTGTCGATGGCGTAGCCGCTGGGGGCTTTGGGGCTGTTGGTGGTCACGCCCGCGAGCATCCCTGAACTCTTCTTCATGTCAGTGTCCCTTCGGCGTGAAATGGGCCGCCCAACCTATGAACGACCAGAGGGCCGCCAACCCGGCGGCGATGGCTGAGATTACCTTGACCACCCTTAGCAGGCCCGTGGCCAAGCGCCAAGCCTCGACGAGATCGTGGACCCCGTCGCGGAGCTCCGTGACCTCGGTGCGCAGCGCCGCGACCTCGGCTTCGAGAGCGGGCAGCCCCCTCGGCGTCACAGGTTGTCCTCCCAGCCGAGGCAGTAGAGATATGCTACTGAATTACTCGACGCCCAATAAATGTTGGTCCCTTGGTATTCAAGCCACGCTTCTACTCGGTTGCCTTCCGAATTGTTGCCCGCATTATTGTAAGGTTGCAGGGGGCCGCCGCCGTTCGGACCCGCGTATCCGGTATAATTTGTGCTAGAGAAGCCAAATCCAGCGCCAGATGTTTGCTGCTGGGAACCTAGAATACCAACAAGACTTGCTGTTGGCGGGGCGCTGGATGCGAGGGAAACAGCTACAGGAGAGTAGGTTGCCCCGGACCACGTCCCTGCTACGCCGCTGGCCAGAGTGGGCCATGTGGTGAGGTTGCTGCCCGCCAACAGGACATACCGCACCCGCCGGCCGTATTGTAGCGTTTGGAGCAGATAGTAGGGGCTGGCTGCCTGCGACCGAACCGCGCCAACACGGGCCGCGAATGTGTATCCGCTCGGGAGCGCTGGCGCGGTAGAGGAGAGCGAGAACAGCCCCGCCGTGGTCGCCGTCGTCGGGTTACGGATGACCCATACGTAATACCACGTCGAGGCCGCAAGCGTGCCCGTGTCTAGGCCGTTTGCTCCGCTTGCGTTGATCGCGGGCGAGACGCTGACGTTCTTCGCCACATAGACGCCGCCAGCCGAGTTCGTCAGAACGACGCTGGCGGCGGTGATGATCGAGGTGAAGTTGTTGACGCCCTGTGTGGCGATCTTGAGGGACGTGAACCCCCCGATGGGCGCCGACGCAGCCGGCATACTGTCGGCGATGACCTGCCAGCCAGTGCCGTTGCAAGAGAGCGTCACAAATTGCCCCGGCGCAACTAGCAGCGTGTTCACCGCCGGACCTATCGCGGGCGTGATCGTCTCGGCGGCGTTGCCCGCCACCGTGCCGCCGTAAAGGCCCCCAAGAAAAATCATGGTCTGGTTGGGGGCCGTCGAAGACGCGGGGAGCGTGGCCGTTACGGAGGCAGCGGTGAACTGCGCTACGCCGCAAAGTTGGGCGAGCGTCAAGGTAGTGTTCGTCGCCAGTGCAAGCACCGATCCCGGAACGGTGGCAAGCTGCTTGGTGACGCCGTTGAACTGCGCGAGGAAGCCTAGAGACGTCGACCATAGGTCGCCATTGACCGGCGTAGTCGGCGCGACGCCCGCGGGTATGTTGAGCCCCGCGTTGCCCGTGGCGGACGCCTCGGTGACGAGCTTCCCGAGCATCGTCCCGCCGGCCAGCGCAAGATAGGTGGCGGACAGCCCTGTAATCTGGCCGTAGGTCGCCGCGTCGGTCGAAGCCGACCCGGCGGCGAGGTTGTGGATTTGAGAGCCGAAGGCGTTCATGCCCGACCCGCCGCCCGTATCGAGCAGCGCGCGGTTCAGCGCCGCCAACAGCGTGTTGTAGTTGGCCATGACCAGCGGCGCGTCGGTGGTCTGGCCGTTGGTGAGGGAGTTTGGGAGCGTCAGCCCATTTGCAATTCCGGTCATAGCTTCCTCACTGCAAGGCCACGTTCCAGCCTACCGGCTGGACTTTGGCGTAGATGTTTCCGATCAGTTGTCTGCCGTTTGACGTTCCCGTAACGGTAATCGAAGCCTGCCGAAACACAAGTGGCTGGGGCCACAGGACAGGGAGTTCGCGCAGGTACGCCGCCGCAGCGCCCCACAGCGCCACCCCCCACACACCGGAGCCCCACACTGCCGGAACGCCTGAGAACCCGCTGACGGAGGCAGCACCCAGAGTTGCCCCCCGATCGTCGACCGCCGAGACAAGCAGGGAATCGCTCGCCAATATCGCCAGCGCAATGCTCGTCTGCACGACCTTGTTATACCCACCTGCCCGGTTGTCCGGGAGCAGCGAGGTCTGAAAGGTCCACGTCAACGGGCTCCCGTTCTCGGTATACGACGACGAGGCCACGGGCAGCACGCCCGATTGCCACGCGACTCCGTTGGCCGCCCATGGCACCCCGAGGAAGGACGAACCGCCCGGGTATGCCGCGACCACCCGCATGGCGCAGGTGTGCGGGCCGGTCCATTGCTGGCTTTGAAAGTTGAACCAGTATTCGTAGATCGGCTGCGTCGGCGCTGCGGTATTCTGCACCGTGATCCGGTAGATATCCTCGGCATAGTCGGCGCACATACGCGAGGGGTACAGCGCGTTCAGGAAGGGCACCACGACGCCGGCGCCGCCGGAGCCTATAGGCTCCGACAAGGTGCCCGTGAGCCCGAGCAGGCGCATCCCGTCGATCGCCATGAACGCGACACCGTAGGGGGTCTGCGCGATCGAGTTCGGCGCCAGCGTCCCGACCGACCCGGCCACGGTGTTCTGCGCGAGGTTTGCCGTCGCAGCGTCGCCTGTGATCTGTGTCAGCGCGTTCGCGCCCTTGAACACGGTCAGCGACTGCTGGACGCCGCCGGTGAGCTGGGAGGTCAGTGGCACCGACGCGATCGCGGTGATCGGGGTGCTGTCGCCGATGACCAGCGCCTGCGAGGCGAGGCTGACTTGCAGCGGCTTGAGCGGGTCGCTGTAGACGAGGTAAGGCCCCAGCCCGAAATACGCGCGGCCATTGAACCCCGCCACGGCGGTCGGCACCTGTGACAGCGGGTTGGTGTTGGTATTGCCGGCGCCCCACAGCGGCGCGGCAAACGTCCCACCAGCGGCCGTCAGGGAGACGTTGTTGGCGCTGGCGCTGGCGTTGGCCGACAAGGTTATGGTCCCGCCGCCGGAGAAGTTGATTGAGGTGCCCGTCGCGGTGGTGAGGGCCGCTTGGCTGATTGTGACCGTCGTCCCCGAGACGTTGGTCACATAAGTCCCAGCGAGGAACGCGGGGCCTGTCACTGACATGCCCGCGATCACGCCGGACGTGCTGGCCACGGTCGTGATGGTCGTCGTGGCATTGACGTTGCCGGTGGTGTTCAGACTGAACGTGCCGTTGACGCAGGACTTGACGTAGGTGCTGGCCGGGATGCCCGCGCCAGTCACGAGCTGCCCCGGCTGGATGCCTTGCAGGATCGGCGCCGAGGAGCCCTGCGTCGTTACGACGCCGGTGATGACAGGGGAGCCTGACGTCGTGTTCCCGAGGACGGTCTGCGAAAAGCTGCTGATATCCAGCCAACCAAAGTACGGATTGGCGCCGCCGGCGTAGCCGGGGTGCAGAAACAGAATGAGCGAGTTTGTCACCGCGCAGACGACCGGCGGGGTCCAGTCGCCGGTACTCGCTTGGGTGGCCGGGAGCAGCCCCGACGCCACACCCGTCAGGGTGACGAACGCTGACGCCGCGAGATCATAGCAGAACGGCGCGTCCTTGCCCGCGTACGTGGCCGACGAAATCCAGCCGTAGGCCCGCGTGCCGACGACGATCAGCGCGCTGACGATGCCGTTCGGGTTGATCGAGGTAAAGTCGATCGCGGTCGTGCCTGCTGGCCGGGGTGTGTAGACGCCGCGCGTGCCGTAACTGGGGACCAGGTTCTGCAAAACGCGCATCGACCCTTCGGGCGCGTTTGTCCCGTCGAGGCTGTCTGTCACCCCGGCCGGAGTGAAGATGACGTTGCGGGCGTCGCGCAGGGCCACGGCTCAGAAGCCGATGGTCTTGGTGGTGGGCAGCCGGTTGTAGTTCTGCCCAAAGTATCGGCGGTCCAGTTTGACGCGCAGCGAGCGGTCAGACGAATCGTCTTTCAGCTTGAGATACTTGTTCAGGACGCCCTCGGCCCGCTCGTGGAACATCTGCGCCCGGCTGTCGTCGGTGAGGTCCATCATGTGCGCCGTGGTCTTGGTGTCGAGGTAGTCGGTGTTCGGGAACCAAGGCACGGTGCTGCTGCTCTCGGGCGTCGAGATATCCGGCATCTGCTGGTAGAACCGGACCGTCAACGGATACACCCCGTTTGGCGGCGGCCAGACATACATCGCCGGAGGCGACTGGCTCATGTCTGTCGCGAACATAGTTGGGATGGACTGCAGGCCGGGCTGCTGGATCAGCGCATCGAACTCGGCGAGGTCGATCGCCACCAGCGGGTAGGGCACGTTGTTGTAGGTGACGAACACCTCGCCGGGCAGAGTGCGGAGATAAGTGGCCGGCAAGTTGTACGGCCCCGAACCCGAGGCGATGTTCATCACCACGACCGACTTGGCCACGTCGAGGTCAAAGGTCTGGCAGAGGTCGGACAGGATCGCGTTGAGCGCCATCCCGGCTTGCGGCAGCATCCCGGGCGCGCCGGCCTTCTGCGTGGCAGACACACAAATCTGTTGCGCCTGCCACGCCATGGGTCAGCCTTCCGCTACGGTGGCCAGCGCCGCCAGCTTCTCGCGCAGCTTGTCGAGGTGCTGCGTGTGCCGGGAGATGGTCACGTTGATGTTGCCTCGATGCTGGGCGCGCTCGGCTTCCAGCTTTTCCTTTTCCATTCGCAGCCCTTCGAGGGTCCGCTTGTGGTTCTCGGCGTCGTGCGCGGCCTTGCCCGCCAGTCGGTCGCGACCGTTCAGCTCGGCCAGTTGCTCGGCGACGTAACCGGCCTGCACGTCGATGCGCGCCAAATTGACCTGGTGCTCCGCGTTCAACCGATCCACGTCATCGCGCAGGTTCTGCAAGGTGCGCTCGCTGTCCTCGATGTCGTCGCGCAGCTTCGCGGCCTTGGGCTTGGCCTCCTGCCGCTCGGCAGCGGCGACCAGTTTGTCGAGCAAGGCGTCGACCTCTGCCTTCGGCGCGTCGCGCGAGACATAGGTGGTCATCTTGACCTGACGGGTGTCGCCAAGGGCGGATGCAATTTCGATCCCGAGCGCGGGTACGTCCTCGTTCGCGCTCATGCTGCGAAGCCCCCGACCTTGGCCGCGAGCGCCGGATCAACCGGGACGACACCCTTCTTGGTGATGTGCTGCGCATGGCTGCGACGGTAGGCTTCCTGCGGGTCTTTCCCGTCAAGCTGCGCTTGGTGGATGTAGCTGCGGAACATCATGTCGCTGATGGTCGCGGCCTTGTGGCGCGGGAGGGTGTAGGTCGACCCGTGGAAGAACTGCTCTCCGTCGATGATGAGGCGGTCGGTGTACTCGGCCACATCAATGGTGAGCGTCACGGGTTCGTCCTGATCGACCGCGCCGGTCAGGGCGTTACGCTCCCGCCGAATCTGGTCCATGCTGTCAGCGATCAGCTTCTCGCGCGCGGCCTTGCGCTCGGCGTCCGCCAGCCGCTTCTCGGCTTCGGCTACCGCCGCGTCGTATTCCGCGTTGGTCAGGACCGGGTGCTTGCGCTCTTCCTCGACCGGCTTGCGGGTGCGCGTCGCCTTGGGCGCTGCGGCTTCCGCCGCCTCACGCGCCATGCGGGCGTCAATATCTTCGTCTTCGGGCATGAATATTTCCTCCAAAGGCCAAGGGGCCGATGCGGGTTTAACCCCGCACCGGCCCTCTGTCCAGAGTGGCGGCTTAGCCGAAGGTGCCGTTGGTCGACGCCGTGGACTCAATGCGCGCAGCGAACTGCGTGTTGAGAATGATCGTGCCGTAGAACGCCTTCCAGGTGATGACCCGGAGCTGGTTGAACGGGTCCGACTTGTCGGGGTCCTTCAGGTAGGCGAACTTCGGATCGTCGAGCACGACCTGACCGTAGGCGCCGCGACCGAACACGAAGGTCGGGAACACGGTGATGCCGGTCGCGGGCGCGGCAGGCGGCACCTGCGCGTTGCCGAGGGCAGTGATGACCACGGTCTGGTTGCCGGCAAGCTGGGTAGCCTGCCCGGTCTGGGGGCCGTAGGTCGGACCCGAGGCGCAAGCGCCAAGGTTGACCGGGCTGGCCGTGGTGCCCACGTACACGCTGAAGGTGAAACCCGCCAGCGTGGGCAGCGTGACCGAAATCGACCCGGTAGCGCCGGTGACGGAGATGCCCGCCGACACCTGGTAGATACGGCTCTCGTACTGGTTCTGCGTGTCGCTGGCCGTCACCTGCACGTAGTAGGTGTTGGTCGCCATCGACCCGGCCGTGCCAGCGGTGCCGGTGATCGCCGCCACCCCGGTGAAGGTCGGGATGAGGTTCGACTTGCAGAACCGGGTTTCGGCCCACTCGCCGGCCTCGAAGTTGTACAGCCGATTGATGTCGCTGTACGACCACGCGGTCACCACCGTCGAGTTCTGCCGGAAGTCATTCACCACCAGCGGGTGAATGATCGCGGCGTAGTGCGGGTTGGTGCGCGGGTCTTTCGAGGCGTTGGCGCCGCCGCCATCGACCGAGTTCTTCTGGTCGGTCTGCTCGTCGCCCATGAAGCGCGGGGCGCCAATGGTTTCGAGGTTGGCGGTGGTGCGCGAGACGGTCGCCGGGTCGAGGTAGTCGGTCGACTGAAGCGAAGCGCGCGAGCCACGGAAGTTGACGTAGTTGACCTGCGTGAGCGCCATCAGGTTGTTGAAGGTGTTGCGCTCCAGCGTTTCCCCCATCTGCAAGCCGACCAGTTCGGTGGCCTTCGAGAACAGCGGGTGGAAGACGGTCATCTCGGCAACGTCGGTGATGACGACCTTGTCACCCCACTGCTGGCAGACAGCCGACACCTGCCCGATCGTCAGCGACTGGCCGAGCGGAGGGCCAACGCCTTCCGCAAGCGGCTGGTAGGGCAGCGCGACGCGGTTATACCGGGTCGCGGTGTAGGTGGTGCCCCGGCCCTTCTCAAGGCGCAGCGGGTCGCCGAACTGATACGCGACAAGCTGGCGCCGCGCGAGTGGGAGAGTTTCTTCCTGGATGAACGCGACGACGTCCGAAGAGAAGTTCGCCGCAGTGTTATTACCGGCCATTGTGATCCCCTTTCGGGGCACAATGCCCCGTTAGATGTTAACGTCTCGCAGACGATCCCGAACCGAAGAGGTCTTGCCCCCCTGACCGCGAACGTCTGACCCGGATGTGACGGGCGCGGCCCGTTCCCGGGACACGTTCGCCGCAGCGGCTCTTGCCTGCGTTGCTCTCGCCTTGCCCGCGCCGTTCAGGATTGCCTGACCGATCACGTAGGAGGCGATCACTTCGCGCGGCGGTGGTGTTCCGCCATTCCGAATCTGCTCTGCGTAGAGTTTCTCGACTTCGGCGCTGACCTTGGCAACCGCTGGCTTCGTGGCACATATGGCCGCGAACGCGGCCTTGTCCCCCTGGTCTGCGATGCTTCGTTCGAGCCGGGCGACAACCCCAAGAGTGCGCTGCTCGGTCTGGCGGGCGATGTGCTCCGCACGTTCCCAAGGCTCCATCTGCGCGAGGCGCTGTTGCTCTTGGGCTTCGGAAGACTGGCGCTGCTGACCTGAAAGGAGGGCTTGCAGTTCCCGGCGAGAGGCTTCCGCTTCGGCTCGGGCAGCGGCGGCTTCCTGCGCATAGGTGTCGCGCTCGGTTGCCAGTCGCTGGATACGGGCGCTACCCCGTGAAGGCTGCTGCGCTCCCTGTTCCCCTTGCTCGCCCGGCTGGTGCTGCGCACCGTCAAGGTCTGCGTTGTCCTGATCGTCAAGATCGAGGTTTTCGTCGAGGGCGTCAAAATCGTCGCCGCCGTCGAGGGGCAGGTCGTCATCGTCCATTATCTTCTCCTAGCCGGTAACGCCGGCAAGTCAGGGTTGGTGAGGTAACGGCCACCAGTCAGGGTCGCAGGATTACCGCGAGGAAGTCTTAGATGTCAAGCTACTTGCGCGGCATCTGCGGCGCGCCCGCCGCCGCCATCTGGTCGGGGTGGATTTGCCCCGGGGCGCCGGGTTGCGACTGCGGGGGGCCCGGCTGGCCGCCGGGTGCGGGGCCGCCCGGGGCGCCGCCCGGTTGACCGCCTTGGGCCTGCTGCGCCTGTGCCTGCTGCTTCATCTGCAACTGGTGCTGGTGCTCGCCCATGTGTTTGCGGATCGTGCCGTGGGGGTCCATCGTCTGCTGCATCGCCTGCATGTGCGCTTGCAGGTGCGCCATGTCGTCGTCGCCAGCATGGACCTGCACGTTGAACCCGTGCTCAAGCATCTGGTTCTCCACCAGGGGGTCGACGCTGATCGGGTCTTCCTGACTGAACACCAAGGGGGCGATGCGTGGGCCGAAGACGTTCTCGAACATCTGCGTGATGACCGGAGCGAGGTTCAGCTTGTAGCCCGGATATTGCTGGGGCGGGATGCCGCGCACCACGTTGACCGCCGCGATCTGCTGCTGCATCTGCGCCGCGTTGCGCGCCGCCTCGACGCCGAACCAGCGAAAGTCGTACCGGCGGTGCAACTGCTGCGGCTCGATCTCTTCCATCACGACCTTACGGCCGACCTCGCCGAAGCCCCGGATCGTCAGCGCGTTGTCGCGGTACTGGTGGTCGTACTCGATGATGCGCGACAGCAAGGGGGTCAGGATATTCTCTTCAATGACCTCGATCGCCGAGACTGTGGTCAGCACGTCGACTTGCTGCTCCTGCGCCACTTCGGCCTGACTCATCTTCTTCTTGCCGCCGGTGGTGCCGGGGATCATCGAAGGGTTGACACCGAGGGTCTGGAATATCTGCGCGCGCACCTCCAGCACGCGCTCGAACCCCTCGCGCCACATCTCGGGCACCTTGGCGAACTGCGTGTCCTGCGGGCTGGTCAGCCAGACTGCGAGCGGGCTGTAGACCATCGTCGACACGCGCGGGTTCTTGGCCGGGTCAGACATGATGATAGGCGCGGCTGAATAGTGGGCGCTATCCGCCGCCTCGTTGGTCATGTCGTTGGCGAGTATCCAGAAGTCGAGGACGTCGGCCACGGGCGCGCGCCCGTTAAACACCCCCGCCTGCTTGTCGACCGCGACCGAGAGAACCGGAACCTGGTCGCACCAATACGGGCACCGGCGGACGGACAGGACGTGCTCGCGCCCGGCGGCGTAGATGCGGCAGAGGCGGCGCTCGCCGCCACCCACGTCCATCTTGGCCCACGTCTCATACACGTATGCGACCTTGTCGTCGTGCTGAACCTTGACGCCCGCCGCCTTGCCCTGCTCCTTGGCGGTGTCCTGACTGCGCGCGCGGGGGTTGTTGCCCATAGCTTCGAGCAGTTCGTCCGCGCCCTTCGACGATATTTCCTTCTTCGCCTTGCGCCGCTTGATCTCTGCCTTCGACCAGCGACGCAGGATTGTCACCGACCCGCCTGTCTCGATCGCGTGTTCGATGCTGCGCGCGGTCAGCGGCAGGATGAGCAAGTCATTGTCGAGCAGAACCTCGACCACCGGGCCGGCGTCCGTGACCTCCTTCGTCTCCATGTCGTCGACCGGCTCGGCCACGTCCTCGGGCACCTCCAGGCCTTCGACCTCGACGGGCTTCCTGATCTTGCGGGTGACCTCGCGGGTGATCTCGTCCCACCCGACGTAGATCGAGTACTGCCCCTCGCAGTCGCCGTTGACGCACAGGGGTTCGACGATCTGTGTCTTCAGCTTGAGCCGCCGGATGTAGTATTCCAGCAGGGAGATTGTGGCGTGGGGGATTTCGCCATCCTCGGTGACGACCTCGACAAACTTCGACGACGGCGGGAACAACTGGTTGGCGAAGCGGGTCTTGCGCGCCTCGACAGCGTCGTGGATGAAGGGCGTGCAGACCTGTGACGTGCCCGAGTAGAACTGCCGGTCGGAGAGGTTGTTGTTGTAGGCGTCCCAGTGGTCGCGGTTCTCGCTGGCGCGGTCCTTCTTGCGCTCGAAGCCTTTGTCGACGTCGCCAATAATCTCCTCGGCGTCCTCGCGGATCGCCTTGCGCCGGGTAAGCTCGGCGTCCCGACCCTTGGCCTCGGGCGCCTTGTCTTCCTCGTCGAGCGTCGGTTGGGGCGCGAGAGCGTCTTCGTCCATGGTCATCTCCGGGCGGACAGATACCGGGCGCCGCTTGCAGTAACCGAATAGTTCAAGTCCTGCTCGTCGTCAAACGCCCCGGCGTCAGTCAACGCGGCGAAGCCCTCGATCGCTTCGAGCAGCGTGCGGTAGACGCCGGGCTCGGCGTCTAGTGTCAACACGCCGTTCTTGAGCCCCCGGCAATATCCGCCGGCCAGCCCGTTGAGCGTCCACCGCGCATTGGTCGACACCTGCACCGCAGGGAAGCCGCGCAGCTCGCGCTGGAACAGCCGCGCCAGAACAGGCTGGCCCTCGATGCTGGTGCCGCTGCGCTGGACGGGCACAGGTATCTTGGCGCACGCCTGGGTGACGCCGACGTTGCTGGCCCAATCGAAGTGCTTCGGCTCGCAGGCCACAGTCACCTTGCGGCCGGCAGTCATCTGCGCGGCGGCCACCATGTCGGGCATGTGCTCGGCTGGCGACCCTTCGCGCACCCAATCCTCGCGCACATAGAGCGCGCCGTCGCGGACATGGCACAGCGCGCCGGTCAACAGGTTGCGCTCGGCGCCCACGACGAGGAAGGGCGGGGCGCCGCCGATCGCGCCCATGTCCTCGACAACGTGGCGCGCGGAGAAGTGGTCGTGGATCGGTGCGCCGGGGCGGAGCCGCAGCGCGTAGGCGAGCGCGTTGGGGGCGTCGATGGACCCGGAGGGGAAGCGCCGTAGCTGTGCCATGAGGTCAGGGCAGTCCTTGGCGAAGGTGACGCGGCCTGAACGAAAGTAGGGCTGCAACCCTCTAATAAAATCAATCTTCCCCTTCGGCGCGCGGATTGCGCGGAAAGGAATAGATTGCCCCCGTCGAGCCTGCTCGGAGCGGATGGGCTGCAGCAGAAACTCGTTGAGGCCGTCCTCTTCAACTCCGATCCAGACGGGCGGCAGGTCTTGGTTCAGTCCGACGTCGAACATCGAGGATACGATCTCGTCGGGCAGCAGCTTGCGCGCCCATGAGTCCCAGATGACCAAGCGGTCAGCGCCGGTCCACGACCAGCTTGCGAACCCCGTGGTGGCCGATCCCTTGTTCACCGTGCGCGCCGGGTCGAACATGGCATAGACGGCCTGCCATGTCCTGACCTGTGGCTCGACGGTCATAGGATACTCGGAGAAGGTGTGCTCGCCCTTTCGGATGATCTGACACAGATACTCCCGCTCGAAGTCGTCGATCATGCCCTGCTCGGCCAGCTCGTCGCGCTTGGCGTCGATCCACGACAGCGGGTAGCGGTCGGCCCACGAAGACTTGCGCTCGCCGTTCTGGTCGAGGTACTCGATCGGGTAGACCTTGGATTTCCAGCCCTTGGCGTTGAGGAGACGCACGGCCAGCGCGTCGGGGGCAAGCGGAGTGGCCGCCACGCGCACCAGCGCGTTGACGTCGCAGGCGGGCAGCAGCTCGCCGAAGAACCAGCGGCGCACCTTCATGATCCGCTTTTCGTCGGCAACGCTTTCGTTGTTCTCCGCGTCGTCGACGAACACCGCGTCGGGCCGCATCTCCTCGAACTTGGTCCCGCGCAGCGCCTGCCCGCGCCCAATTGCCAGCAGTCGCACTCCGGCGCTCGTGACGATCTCGCCGTCTGACCATGTCGGGCCGACGAGGTTGCCGAAGACCTCCTGAAGCTTTTCGTTGGTCTCCATCTCGTGTCGGATGGTGTGGAGGCGCTCGCAGGCACGGTCGTAGGTCTCGCCCACCAGCAGGCCGTTCTTGAACTCGCGGAAGCCCGCGAGCAGCGTCAGGGCCTCTTCTGCGACGGTGGACTTGGCCGAGCCGCGAAAGGCCATGACCAGCAGGCGCGGCACCCCGACGTTGTGCCAGTCGCGGATCATCGCCTCGTGGAAGGCTTGGGTGCGGCTGCTGTGCCTGTGGTTGAACAGGATGCGATGGGCCAGCACGCGGTCTTCGTACAACCGCTTGAACAGTTGGGCGTGCTGGTCGTCGGGGGTCATGCCGTCGCGCGGAGCAGCGCGGCGTGCGCGACGGACGCCAGCCCGATCGCTTCGAGCTGGGAGAGGTTGATCGGCTGGACGGTGGTCTGCGTCGCGCCTGACAGGATCATAACGCACTTGTCGTGGTGGATCACGCCGCGCTCCAGCATGTCCGCGACGCCGCGCAAGTAGGTGACGAGGTTCATGCAGGGCGCAGCCGCGTCTACGGGCTCGACCTTGGCGCCGTGGATGGTGAGGACGTCAGCCATCAGATTTCCTCCCAGTCAAAGCGATCTTTCAGCATCTGGTGCCACGCCTTGCCGCGTGATGGCGCGGTGATGAAAGCGGTGTAGGCGGAGCGCGGAACCTCGGCGCTGAACGTCTTTCCATCGGTGAAGGTCACTTCGAGCGTCGAAGTGTCGTGGTCGTAGCTGGTCTGTTCGATGAAGCTGCTGCGCTGCTGGATGACTTCTGCCAAGGTTCCCTCCCTACGGCTGCGAGTATAGTTTGGCCTCTGCGGCCCTGCGGCGTTCAAGCCCCAGAACCGCGACGCCCGCGTCGTGTACCCAGAGCCCAAACTGGGCCGCCGCCCCGGCGTAGTCCCCGGCGTTGTGCAGCTTCAGCAGCGTCGAGGCTTCCAGCCTGCCGTCACCGAGGTTGAAAACAAAGTCCACCAAGGCGTCGAACTGGTTCTGCGTCGCGGCGTTGCACAGGTGGTTCACCTCAAGCACCGCGCCCGCGATATCCGCGAGGAAGAAGGACTCTGCGACCTCTCGCGAGATCGTCTGCCCCTTCTTGACCCGCTGCGTGTGCCCCCAGCCGATCGTCCAGACACCTCCGCCGTCTTGGTACGAGGTGAGCCGCAAACCCTCGAAGCTCTTGGTCAGAGCCTCGCCGGCGGGGCTTTGCTTAAGCGGCGGGTTGAGCGGCATCGGTCGCCACGGGCTCAACCGGAGCAACAGGCTCGACCGGAGCAACAGGCTCAACCGGAGCAACAGGCTCAACCGGAGCAACAGGCTCAACCGGAGCAACTGGAGCAACAGGCTCAACTGGCGCGTCAAGCTGGGCTTCGAGCCCGCCGAGCAGGGCGTTGAGTGCGTCCCATTCGGCCTGCGTGGGGCTGCGGTTCTCGGCGACCATCGCCTTGAGCGCGGCGGTGTGCGCCTCGATCATCGCGATAGCCTGCGCCCCCTGGGCGAAGAGCCCGGGAAGCGCGGAGAGCAGTTGCAGCGCGAAAGGAACGATCCCGCCCATGTCACTTCACCTTCAAGGTTGCGGCAAGCGCGACGAACGCTTGCACGGTGTTGACCGCGTCGGTCACGACTGCGGCGCTGACCAGCCCGTGCTGCACGGCGCTCTGCGCGGTATTCAGGGCCTCACTGGCCGCGCGGGCCGCGTACTGCAAGCGGATCACGGTGGCGTCATCGTGGCAGAGCACGACCCCCGCGCCGCAGAGGGGCAGGCCCCGGTAGGCCACAGCGGCCTGCAAGGCCACGGCGTAGTTGCTCTCGGCCTGGTAGACGGTTTGCGCGTCGCCCTGCGGCGTGCCGGGATGTACCCCGGCGACACAGCCGGACAGCGCGGCGGCCAGCATCAATCCGAGATAGCGTTTCATGGCTGCGCCCCAAAGGGGCCGGGGCTCGTCAGGGGCTGAGGGCCCTCGGTAGCCACGGCGGAAGTAGTAACCCCCGGCGACGCGGCGGGGGAGGGCTCCACCACGTCAGCCGGGGGAGCCTGCGCCGTGGGCGTGGCCGGCGCGGCTGCGGTGAGTTCGGCCACGGCGAGCGACGAAGCCACCTGCGCCATGTGCGCGACCAATGTGGGGGAGACGCCCTGCGCCCTGAACTGCTGCACCACGCCGAGCGCCGCGTCGAGGTCGGACGCGGGGGCCGCGTCGAGGAGCTTGCTGAGCAGCTTGGACTTCTCGGCCAGCGCCCAGATCGCCGAGGCGGCGAGCAGCGAGCCGGACAGCGCCCATGCGGCGAGCGAGTTGCCGGTGGCGGTCATGCCCTTGGCGGCCAGCAGGCCAGCGGCAAGGGTGATGCCTTGCCGGATGAGCGGCGTGGCGGCGTTGACGAAGTCGTCTTTGGTCATGGGGTCCCTCCAGCGTTCGGGGGCTTGTGCCCGGATGCCGGGGAGGTGTCAAGGCGTTTGGTTTGCCGAGGAGGCGGGGCGGTGCTTAGCCGTTCGGCTAAGGAATTGAAAAAGTTGGACGGTTTTTAGGTGAGGGCTTCAAAAGTTTTCCCCCGGGGAGCCTCCCCCCCGTTTCCCAAGGTCTGAGCCGAGGAGCCAGAAAGCCTTATAGTTCAAGGGCTTAGATGCCAGTGGGAGGGCCTGGGAGGCTATGATATAATATATCATCACCTGATAGGGGGCTGACAGCCTGCGAGCGCTAAGCCCCTGAACCTAAGCATCGGGGAGGGGGCGGCCAGGCGAGGGAGGGGCCAGCCCGATAGCTAGAGAGGCCATGCAGAGGGCGGGGCCGCCCCACAAATACCGGTTCTGATCTCGCTGGAATGCTGCTGTCATACCCCTTCCCCCTCAAAGAGGGGGAAGGGGTTACATCAGCAGACAGCATCGCCCTTGCGGCAAAAAAAAATACATCGCGGTGCACAACTACAACACATCACATACATCTCGTAGCGCTATACAGGGGTTTACATCGCGGCACATCGGGTGCACACCCCCGAAACGCCGCGACGCTGGATCGCGACGCTTTGGAGATGCAGAGATGACATTGAAACAGATAGCCCTGACCCTTGGCTTCGCTGTCACTGAGACAGATACGGACGACATCACGGCCATTGAAGCGAGGCATCCCGGCGGCGCGCTGGTGCGCACGTGGCAGATGGCGTCCAACCCCGCGCGCCCCGCGCGCATGGTGCAGTTGGATGCGCCCCTCGGAGAACACGTGCCCCACGCCATGCGGCTGTCACTAGGCCAGCTTGGCGGGTCAACCCCTGAGCGGGTCACAGTGACCGTGGGCGGCACCGCGTCGCAAGAGCATACGTGGCGTCAGGCGTTGGCGTTGGCCAAGAGTGGGGCATGGGGCTTCTACACCCCGCCCTCAAAGGCCGCTAGGTGGGGAATGGAAGACGCGGGCGCACGGCGCTTATGTTTGCAGCTACGCCAGATGCTGAGTGAGCTTACCGACGCGGCTAGTCTCGAATGCGTGACGCCTGAATTGCTGGCACGCTGCGCCGAGATGCTCAGCATCACAGGCCCCGGGCGCGTCCCGGCGCAAGAGCGCAGCGCGCCCCGGCGCAAACAGCCAGCAAAATACGGCGTATTCCTCGCTGCGCTCGAGGGCGTCCGGATCGAGACATACAAGGAGCGTGGCGACCCGGTGCCGCGCGACGAGGTGCGCCGGTGCTTCACTCCGCTGGCTGGCATCGCCGATCGAGGCAACTGCACTCGCGTGTTCGAATCCTGCCTTGCGTATGCGATGGACACCGGCGCGGCCACCATGGCCAAGGGCATGATACGAGAGGCTTGCGTTAGCCCTACGGCTTGACATTACTAGCCATAGGACTAGAAGGGGTTTTGTAAGTGATTCGCAACGGAGGAAAGACAATGAAAGCTAAGACTGGAACCGTGACGCTTTTTATGCCCGAATACAAGGCAACGTCCTTGCGGCCTGCCATGCCCGAGGCGCGGCCTGTTGTGCCCGCGACGATTATCGCGGGCTTTGCCCTGCATCGCAGTGTTAACCGCGACGGGAACGAGGAGAGCCCCGCCCGCTGGACCCTGACGCACGTTGCCAGCGGGGCCAGCGTCAACAGCCTGTTGCCCCCCGGGCGGCCCCGTGACGGCAAAGCCAGCCGTGCCGCCTATGTCGCGTTCCTGAAAAACTTGGCAACGCTTGAAGTCTATCAGGCCTGGGAGCGCATTATGTCGACTGCGCCGTTTGGCACGGGCACGCCTTCGACAATGGGCGGGCGCTGCGTTGACCTGTCGCGCGAACTGGCCGCGCGGGCGCGTGAGATTGGCCCCGTGCATTTTGGCACGGCGCGCGAACTGTGAGGGTTGGCGCATGATCTTCCGCACTCTACTGGCCTTCGCCGCCATGTTCGCTGCCATCGCCTTTGTGCAATGGCTGGACGCGCAAGCCTGCCAGGGCGATCAACGCTGCATCGACGCATTACGATAGGAGACTGATACAATGGCTGACGCAAGATTCACACCTTCGAGCTTCGGCGGGGGCTGGCTTGTGCCCCTGTCCGAAGAATTTCTGGAGACCTACACACGCGCCTTTGAGGAAGAGCCCGTGCCTCTTGAACCGCTGAACGGGGAGGTGGGCTGGATCGTCGAGCCCGCCGCGCTGTATGACCTGCTTGCCGATATCAGGTGCGACGGCTTCGAACTGCTGCTGGCCTAGCGTTTCCATCGGGACGGTAATGCCCGCCGCCCCCTTGGTAACTTTAGGAGGAAAGAACATGGTTACGAATGCACCAGTCGAGAGCAAAGAGCGTTACGAAGCCGCGCCTAATATCTATAAGCGCGGGCGCGGCGATTATGCTGCTATACGAGACCTTGCCAGCGATCCGTCGCAGATCGCCGCCGATGTTGGCGAAGAAGAATATTCCGAGATGTTGGGTTGCGTGCCTCCCGTCTATCTGCCCGGCGTGCCTGGCTTCCTTGTCGGGGAAGCGATTACTGGCGATGAACGCGGCACGGTATATGCCAACTATTTCCAGTCGCGGGACGGCCTGTTTTGCGCTCGATATTATTGCGCGCCCCACGCGGACTGACTTGATCCCCCGGACCTCTGGCGCGGGTGAGCGCGCCGGGGGCGAGGATGGCTTAAGAAGGGACAACGAGACATGACCAAAAAATATGAGTTCACCGGGGAAACGCGCGGCTACTACGGGCGCACACTCCACCGCATCCGCGCGTTAATCGACATTGAGGACATCGGGCTAACCGCTGGCCAACTCGGCGGCTGGATCGAAACGGAGGCTAACCTTTTGCAGTCTGGCACCGGATGGGTTTACGATCAGGCCATCGTTTGCGGTGGAGGCACCATCGAGGGCGGCACCATCATGGGCGGCACCATCAGGGGCGGCACCATCAGGGGCGGCACCATCAGGGGCGGCACCATCGAGGGCGGCACCATCATGGGCGGCACCATCAAAACCTCCGCCGACTATGGCGCCTATATCCAAGTGGGCTCGGAAGAGGGTGTTTTGACGTGGACGCGGAACGACGACGGGGAGGGAATAACGCTCAATCGCGGGTGCTTCTCGGGCACGCTGGATGCATTTTCCGAAGCTGTCGAGAAGCGGCACGGGGACAGCACGATCGGGCGAGAATATAGGCTGTTGATTGAGTTCATCCGCCTGCGGTCGAGCAAGGAAGCCTAGCCCCTCCATAGGGCAGGGAAGCCTAGCCCCTCCATAGGGCAGGGAAGCCTAGCCCCTCCATAGGGCAGGGAAGGGACACCCCTGCCTCTTGGTGGCGTTAGGTGCCAATTTGAAGGGAATTGAGCATGAAAACCAAAGACCCTGCCACGTTGCGGGCGACGATCAAAGCCGACCGGGCGTTCCTCGTATGAGTCGCCTGCCCCCGGAAGCCTTCGCCATTCTGGCCTTGCTAGGTTTTGCCTGCCTGTCAGCGATGCTTGCGCTGTGCGCCGCCCCGCTCCGTTAAAGGATACCCCGAATGAACCCCCCCGTTGAAACCCTGCCAGCCGCTCTGATTGAGCGGCTGGCCGCCTGCATCCCGGGCAACAAGAATGATATCGCCTCAATCGAGATGATCCTGGACCTCGAAGGCTATGACACCACAGACCCCGCCTGGGTGAAGGCGTGCCGCAAGCGCGCCGCCTGGGTGATCCGCGACGAGCGGGCCAGCTATGGCGCGCTGGCCACCTTCATCAACGCGCGCATGACCAACGAGGAAATTGGTAAGGAGATCGGCTTGCCGAAGTCTACTGTGCAGGCGATGGGTGCGGGCCGCGTGCCCGAACGATACACGCCCGCGCAGCGCGCAGCTTTCCACAAACTGCTTGATTTTGCCGAGGGGCAGATACGCGAAGCGCGGGGCCTGCTTGGGCAGTAATCGTAAAACCCGATCAATCTTTGCGGATTGACCGGGTTTTTCGTTTTGTGAAACGCCGCGAAAGCTGCCAAACAAGGCGAAGTGATTCGGGAGGAACCGGAATGTCTTTTGCGCTTACCCTCGCCCAAGTGGGCGAACTTAACCCCCGCGCGGGCAGGCACGCCTCCGCGCTCAATCACCTGCCCGCTGATGCGGCGATCACCGCCCCGCAGGCACTCGCGGCGGGCTGCACTTTCGCCGAACTCGTTTGGCTGGTGTGCGCGCGGGCGCGTAAAGACCCCGCCGTCGAGCGCAGCGTACGGTTGTGGCTTGCGGATTGCGCCGCGCACGTCCTGCCCGTTTTTTACAAAGCGGCCCCCACCGATCTCCGCCCCGCGCAAGCGATCGAGGCGGCTCGATCCTTCGCCAACGGCAAAATACCGGCCGCTGCTCGGGCCGCTGCTTGGGCCGCTGCTCGGGCCGCTGCTCGGGCCGCTGCTCGGGCCGCTGCTTGGGCCGCTGCGGAGGACGCTGCGGAGGACGCTGCTCGGGCCGCTGCTTGGGCCGCTGCTTGGGCCGCTGCTTGGGCCGCTGCTCGGGCCGCTGCTCGGGCCGCTGATCGGGCCGCTGCTTGGGCCGCTGTTTGGGCCGCTGCTCGGGCCGCTGCTGGGGACGCTGCGGGGGCCGCTGCGGGGGCCGCTGCTGGGGACGCTGAAAGAGTTTGGCAGTTAGACCGGCTCATTATGTGGCTTTCCGACGTGGAACCTGAAGTGCTCGCGCTGCCGGAGCCGGGCGCGTGACCCAAGTACTTTTGGCAATTGACCCCGGCAAGACCGGCGCCATCGCGATTTTCCGCGAGAGGCACTTGGTGGCCATCGGCGCGGCCACGGCAAGGGCGTTCGTCGTGAGGCTTTGGGACCTGCCCGGCGCGCGCGTCGTGATTGAGCAAGTCAACGGCGTGCCGGGCCAGTCCGGCCCCGCCAGTTTTAACTTCGGCAAGGCTTACGGCGAGCTGCTAGGGGTGTGCATCGCGCTCGATGTCGAGCCTGTGCTGATCCGCCCGACAGACTGGAAAGCTGGTTTGGGGCTGCGCCGCGAGTTCGGCGAGAGCAACGCCAGTTTCAAGCGCAAGTCTCTGGTGATGGCGCGTGAGCTTTGGCCGCAGTACGCCAAGAGCTTCTTCGCGCGGTCCAAGGATGACGGCGCGGCAGAGGCTGCGCTGCTTGGGCGCTACGCCTTGACACAGGGGATCGTATGAGCAGCGGAGGCGACCACGGCGGCGGGATCGTGCTTCGGCACCGCGAGCGACTGGCCGCGCGGAAGAAGTTCACACGGCCAGACCTCGCCGCTGCGGCCATTGCGCGCCGCCACGATCTCGCGGAGCGCGTAGCGAACGGCGCGACGCCTGCAGAAGCGGGCAGGGACATGGGTCTGAACGCCGAGGTTGTGCGCCGGATGTGGGTGGAAATCTGCCGGGGTCTGGGTGAAAGCGTGCGGCCGTGACAGCCTACTATAACGAGCATGATCCTTACGCCGCCGAATGGCTGCGCCGTTTGATCCTGAATGGCCACATTGCGCCCGGTGACGTTGACGAAAGCGACATACGAGATGTTCGACCCGACGACCTCAAAGGCTACACCCAATGCCACTTCTTCGCCGGAATCGGCGTGTGGAGCCACGCCTTGCGCCGCGCCGGGTGGCCCGATGATTGGCCAATCTGGACAGGTTCCTGCCCATGTCAACCTTTCAGCGCGGCGGGCGCAAGAGCTGGGTTTGCTGACGAGCGGCACCTATGGCCGGCCTTTAACCACCTTATCGGCGAGTGCCGCCCTCCAATCATCGTTGGAGAGCAAGTTGAAAACGCAGGCGACTGGCTCGATCTTGTATCGACTGACCTGGAAGCACAAGGTTACGCCTTCGGGGCGGCGTTTCTGCCTGCTGCGGGCTTCGGCGGCGCGCATATCCGATCCCGCAGTTACTGGATGGCCTACCATCGTGGCGACGGACGCGATCAAACAAGGACAAGTGTCGCCGCGCCCGGGCGCGATGGGTTTGAGCGAGACGGCACCTTTGGCGGGATGGACGACCACCAACACGGCAGACGCCAAAAAGGCGACGGAATCGCGGGACAGGCCGCGCGGCGTGACGATGCCGGAGCAGGCGCAGTTGTCGAGCTGGGCGACGGCGAGCAGCCGCGATTGGAAGGACACGCCGGGCATGGCGACCGAGGCGACCAACCCGGACGGATCGGAGCGGACAAGGCTCGACCAGTTGCCCAGGCAAGCGACGCTGGCCGGTTGGACGACACCCCAAGCGCACGACACGCAGGGACGCAGCAAGACCCAGAAGGCGATTCACGGCACGAAGCACGGCTGCGCGTGCTTGGCGTTGGACGCGGACCTGACGCACTGGACGACGGACGACGGCCCAGCGCGCCTATGCTCGGACGGAACTCTGCTGACTGGCTGTTCTGCCGGGATGGCAAGTGGCGGCCGGTTGAACCCGGCACATCCCCGCTGGTTGATGAGACTCCCGCCCGAGTGGGACGCTTGCGCGCCTTCGGCAATGCCCTCGATGCTGAAACGGCAACGCGGTTCCTCGAAGCGGTGATGGCAAGCCTGTGAACGACCCCCTCTTCCCCTACCAAATTGAAGGCGCCGCGTTTATCGCCGCGCGCCCCCGCGCAGGGCTGTTCGACGCCCCCGGCTTGGGCAAGACTGCCCAGGCGATCCGCGCAATGGACGAAGCCGGGCTGGTGCGCGGCATCATCGTTTGCCCCGCCAGTGTGCGCAACGTCTGGCCGGGCGAGTTCCGCAAGTGGTCGCGCACCCCGCGCAAAGTGCTCAAAGGGCTGACCAACGACGATCTGAACCTGTGGCTGCGCGAGCGCGTCGACGTGCTAGTGGTCAGTTATGAGGGTGCGAGCAAGTGGCACAACGAGTTGCAGCGCGACCTGCGCGACTTCACGATCTTCGACGAGTTCCACGCGCTCAAGAATATTGGGAGCAACCGCACCCGCCGCGCGCTCGGCTCTGACGGCTCGGGGGCGCACGGATATGCGCGCTACGGCGCCTACACATGGGCGCTCACGGGCACCCCGATGGCGAATGACCCCTCAGACATCTGGACATTCCTGCGCTACGTCGGCGGCACGCCGCTATCGTTCAAGAACTTCACCACGCGCTACTTTATCCAGATCAACAGCGGCATGAGCACCAGCTACAGGCCACGCCGCGACACGCTGCCCGAACTGAAAGAGATTCTGGCGCGCTATTCGATCCGCCGCACCGTTGAGCAAGTCGGCATCGAACTGCCGCCGCTGTGGATCACCACGCAGGAGATCGAGGGCTCGACGGCAGAGATCAACGCGCTACTGGCCGCGCACCCCGGTTTGGACACCGCAATCACGTCGGCGATCGAGAAGGGCGGGCTACAAAAGCTGGACGAGCTGGCCGGGCACGTCACGACGCTGCGCCGTCTGGTGGGCGAGGCCAAGGCGCCGGTCTACGCGCGGCAGTTGATCGAAGAACTGAACGGCGGCAAGGACAAGGTCGTCGTGTTCTGCGCCCACAAGCGCCCGGTCGAGATTCTGTGCGAGGCGCTGCGCCATCACGGTGTCGGTTTCGTCAAGATCGACGGCTCGGTTGGCGACAAATCCAGAGGCGAAGCTGTCGAGGCGTTCCAGACTAACCCGGCGGTCAAGGTGTTCATCGGCAACATCATCGCCGCCGGGACGGGCATCACCCTGACCGCTGCGCCGTATCTGGACATGCTCGAAATGAGTTGGAGTCCCGCTGACAACGCCCAAGCGTTAAAGCGCGTCCACCGCATCGGCCAGACGCAGCACACAAATGTGCGCTTCATCAGCCTTGCAAAATCCATCGACGAGCAGGTTTCGGAAGTGGTTGCGCGGAAGACCCGGGCGATCGTTGACGTACAAGGGGGCGAGATATGAGCCGGGCATATGGGGAAGTTGTCGGCGCTGACCTCGAAGACGCGCAGCGCCGCGCGGAGACGCGGTGGGCGCCTTGGGCCGATGTCGGGATGTTGTGGCGCGTTGAGGCCGTCCGGTATTCGGCCTGCGAGCTGACCGTGTCGGGCGGCGAGTACTACTTCACCACGGAGCCCCGGCTTGAGATTTTCGGTGAAGAGGTCGGCAAGTGGACGCCTTGCGGCGCGCGGCTGCGCTATTCCGGGCGCTGGGTCGACTTGCGGGACGGGGCCAAGCAGTACGCCAGCCGCACTGTCGCTGAGGCTGTGGCGCAGTTCGCGCGGCGCCGCAAAGGCCAGCTTTATATTCTCGCGCGGCAGACGCGTCGCGCGCAAGAAGACCTGTCGCTAACGACCGTGTTTAACCAAGGAGGAAGAAATGCATATCAAGTTGGAGATTAATGCCGAGAGCGTCGAAGAGTTCGATGCAGCGGTGGCGCGGTTCTCACCGGGTCGCATCGCGGCCCCGGTGCGCGAACCGCAAGACGCGCGGGGGTCGACTGCCGCCGAAGCAGAAACCCCCTTGGACCCGCCGGCGACGAAGACGCGCCAGCGCAAGCCGAAAGACGAGCCGGCCCCCGATGCCGGCTCTTCGACCGCGCCGGATGCTTCGACCCCAAGTGCCCAAACCGAATCCGAGACGGCTTCTGACGAGCACCCCATGCTCGCCCCGAAGACCTTGGCCGAGGTCAAGGCGCTGGGGAACAAGAAGGTGGGTGAACTCGGCGCCGGGCCGGTCCAGCAGGCGCTGGCCGATAACTTTGGCGTTAAGGCGTTCGGCGGGCTGGACCCTGCCGACTACGACCGCGCCTACGCCGTGCTGGACGTGTTGAAATGAAGCACTCACCCTTCGGCGGATCGGCGGCCAGCCGGTTCATGGCCTGCCCCGGGAGCATTGCGCTCTCGGGGCGGGCGCCCCCCGAACGCTCCAGCCCCTACGCAGAGGAAGGCACCTTCGCCCACGCGGTCGCCGCCGAGGCGCTGGAAACCAGCGCGCGGTCGACTACAGCGGCCATTGGCAAGATGCTCGCGTTCCGCGACCACGGCGAAAGCAAGACGCGCGAGGTCACCGCAGAGATCAGCAAGGCGGTGGACGTCTACCTCGAAGCGGTGTGGGATGAGTTTGACCTCGACCCCGACGCGGAGATCGAGGTCGAGCAGGGCTTTGCCTTGGAAATCGAAGCGGCAGAGCCCGGCGAGGTGTTCGGCACGAACGACGCGCTGATCTACAGCCCGGCGCGGCGCAAGCTGACGATCTTCGACTACAAGCATGGCGCGGGTGTCCTGGTCGACGTCGAGGACAACACCCAGCTCAAGTTCTACGCGATTGGCGCCATGCAGGGGCACCCCGACTGGGACGTGCGCGAGATCGAACTGGTGATCGTCCAGCCGCGCGCCTTCTCGGCTGGCGGCGACGGGGTTAAGCGGTGGTCGCTGCCGATGGCGGAGGTTATCGAGTTCCCCTACGAATTGAACGAAGCGGTGGCGGCGTGCAAAGCGCCAGACGCGCCGCTGGCGGCGGGGGACCATTGCCGCTGGTGCCCGGCCAGCGCAATCTGCACCGCACGCGAGCAGGCCTTCGTCGCCGCAGTGCGCGAAGACTTCGCAGGCGTCGACCTGATCGGCATCGAGCCAGTGGCACTGGCGATCGATCCCGCGTCTCTGGATTTCGACCACATGGCCGAGCTGGTCGCAGCTTATGATCGTCTTGGGCCGTGGGTTTCATCGATGCGGACGGCCATGGACGAACACCTGCTGGCCGGCGGAAGCGTCAGGGGGTGGAAGGTTGTCGAGCAGGTCGGGCGGCGCGCATGGACCGTGGGCGACCAAGAGATCGCGGACTACCTCGAACTCATGTACGACGTGCCCGGGGACGAATTGCGGCCCCGTAAACTGGTGACGATCACCGACGCGAAGAAGCTGCTCAAGACCTACGTTGGCAAGGGGGAATACGCCGAAGCCGAGCGGGACATGACACTCAAGTTCACCATCAAAGAATCGAAGGGGCTGACCACGGCCCCGGAGAGCGACCGCCGGGCGGCAATATCGCCGGTCGCCGCAGAGTTTGGCTCTGTGATGCTCGGAAATGAAAGCGACTGACATGACACTGATGGCCGATACCAACATGACCGACGAATGGATCAGGAAGGCGTGCGAGCGCAATCCGATCCGCGTTCTGGACAGCGGCAACATTCTGCTCTGCCCGACGCGCGGCTCGTTTCTAAACCTGTTCGAGCGGTCTCGCCCGATCCCGCCAGCCACCGAAGGCAGCTATGGCGGCAACCTGATCTTCCCGACCTGCGCTGACCTGTCGGTGCTTGAGCAGGCGGTGGTCGACGTTCTGAAAGAGAAGTGCCCCGACGCGCTCTCGGCGGACCCCAAGAAGCGGGTGAAGGTGAAAAGCCCGTTCAAGGACCAGGGCGATATGCTCAAGTACGAAGGCTACGTTGAAGGGGGGAAGTTCATCTCCGCCACCAGCAAGAAGAACCGCCCGACCTTGGTCGACGCGCGCCAGCAAATCGTCACCGACGAAACGCTGGTCTACCCTGGTGTATGGGTGGTCTGCACCGTGCGGCCCTTCTGGTACGACAAGGGCGTCAACAAGGGCGTGTCGTTCGGGCTGCAAAGCGTGATGCTCGTTGCCGATGACAAGAACCTTGGCGGCGGTGGCGGCGGAAACATCGCCGCAGACTTCGCGGGCGTCAACATCGACGCCGGCGACGTCGACACCACCGGCCTGTTTGACTGACAACCTCTGTGCGCCGCTTCGGCGGCGCACAGTTTTCCGAGGAGGGAAAGATGACCAAGGAAGAACTGGCGGTTGCAAAAATGGTGTCCGACGCTGCGAACCATCCTGATCGAGAGGTGCGTCGGCTCGCCATAGTCGACGAGAGCGTGCTCCTCGACCGGATCAAGCTGGCCGGGTTCGAGCTGCGGGGCGACAAG